GGCCCGCATTAGCGGCTAACCGAAGCGACGAAACTTTTTAACTTTCAAGGAGATTCAAATGGCTATTTCGTTGTCAAACGCCTTTGTAACGCTCTTTGATGCTGAGGTTAAACAGGCTTACCAGGGTGTTGCACAACTGGTTCCTGCCGTTCGTCAGCGTCGGGGTGTTGAAGGCTCAACTGTTAAATTTCCCAAAGTGGGTAAGGGTATTGCTACGGCTCGGGTTCCCCAGTCGGACGTTACCCCCATGAACGTCGGATTCTCGAATGTTACTTGCACGCTTTCCGACTGGAACGCCGCTGAGTACAGCGACATCTTCTCCCAGGCTAAGGTCAATTTTGATGAGCGTTCTGAGCTCGTTAAGGTTGTTGCCAACGCTATCGGCCGTCGTCAAGACCAGCTCATCCTCAACGCCCTGGCTGCTTCCAGCACGTCATTGATCGTGACCGAGGACGAAGGTGGTACCGATACCGGCTTAAACGTGGCCAAGCTGCGCGCCGCCAAAAAAGCTCTGGACAAGAACAACGTCCCGATGGATAACCGTCACATGATCATCCACGCTAACAGCTTGTCCAGCCTTCTGGCTGAGACTGCCGTTACTTCGGCTGATTTCAACACGGTCCGCGCCCTGGTTTCGGGTGAGCTCAATACGTTCTTGGGCTTCACCTTCCATACCATTGGTGACCGTGAAGAGGGTGGCCTGCCCATCGCATCAAGCGAGCGCAAACTGTGGGCCTTCCACCGCGACGCCATCGGCTACGCAGAGGGCATTGCCCCCCGCACCGAGATCAATTACATCCCCGAGAAGACCAGCTGGCTGGTCAACGCTGTATTCTCGGCCGGTGCAATTACGATCGACGCCGAAGGTATTGTCGAAATCCAAACGACTGACGCTTAAGGAGATTGACAAATGGCATACTCAGTAGATGGCTTAATGCTCGTAGCTGGCTCAAAGGCCGGCAATGCGCCCCAGATCTGGACTTACAAGTCTAATGACCTGGCAATCGACATTGACGGTTCGGGCTACTTTGACAGCGCTTCCTCAATTCTGAAGGTCGGCGACCTGATGTACATTCACGCTGATGCAGACTCGACTCCCAGCTTTGGCTTGGCAGTCGTGACCTCCAACTCTGGTGGGGTGGTGGACATCACCAACCTGACAGCTCTGGGCGGTACTGACAGCGACTAATTGGACAGGGTTTACCCTACCAAGCATAGGGGCTGCGCCATTATCTGTGGTGCGGCCCCTTCTCTTTTTGAGGATCTGTACGAAGCGCGTAGGCTTAGACCGGACTCTACGGTCCTCGGAGTCAAATACGCCGCCAGTCTGATCCCCGAGATTGAGCACGTTTGGACCCAGCATGGGGAAATGACGCTCAAAATCAAACAGGCCGCCGGCCGCAAAATATACGTCCACGCTAGGCCAAGAAACTACCAGACGCCCAGAGGCACGGTTTGGTATCTGCCGCACTCTAAGGAGGCTTTTGAGGCGATAGACTACTTATGGCCTAGTCTACCCTTTGCCGTAGGTTCCAGCGGTGTAGCGGGCGCGCTATGGGCTCGGCACGGCATGGGCTTTGACGAGGTGATTATGGCCGGCATAGGACTGTCCGCTGACGATCTGACCTATGCCAATGGGTATCCCAACGGATATAGCCAACACGCCGGCTATGCCAAACCCAACCAAGTAGACCACTGGCTTAATATCCTGAAACGCCACCACGAGGAAGGGCTGACCGACGGGATAGTATCCATGTCTGGTGCAACGCAAAAAATACTGGGTGGGCCATGCTAATAACCGAAGAATACCGCCAGCTAAACACTAAGCTGCATGAAAACCCAAAGTATGGCTCCCGCCGACGGGAGGCGTTATACGCCAAGATTAAGGAACTGATGGACCAGACGGGATCGGTCACCCTTTTGGACTATGGATGCGGCAAAGGCGAAATGGCACGACATTTGCCCGCCCATTCTTACGACCCGTGCGTGCCTGAGTTCTCAGTAAGGCCAACCGGCACTTTTGATATGGTGGCTTGTTGCGATGTCTTGGAACATATCGAGCCGGATCTGCTAACAAATGTGCTCATTGATATACGCAATCTGGCTGGCCGGGCGGTCTATCTGGTGATCTCAACTAGGCCGGCATCCAAGACTTTGGCCGATGGCAGAAACGCCCATCTGATTGTAAAACCTCTGGAATGGTGGACCGAAGTACTAACACAGCACTTCCCTTTTTGGCAACTAACCATTACAAATAGCGATATCTCGCAATTAACCGTCTTGGGGACCAAAAATGGCAGCCGGTGATACCGCACTATCAATCTGCTCGGACGCTCTCCAGATGCTTGGGGCCAAGCCGATATCTTCGTTTACCGAGGGTACGGATGAGGCCAATGTAGCCGATTCTCTTTATCAGGATATCAAGAAGCAAACGCTTCTCATTTACCCTTGGACATTTGTCTATAAGAAGATTGCGCTGTCCCAGCTATTGACCGCTCCGACCACGGAATACAAATACGCATATCAACTACCCGGAGACCGCATAGGACCGCCTAGGATGGTCTTAACCAGCGCGACCGTGGGATCACCCACCATACGCAACTACCGTATATTTGGCGACCAATTGCTGACCGATGAGACCAGCATTTATGTGGACTATCCGTATGACGTCCAAGAGTACGAAATGCCGGTCTACTTTGTGCAACTTATGAAGTACATGATGGCTTGGCACCTGGCCCTGCCAATTACCGACCAGACAGAAAAGGCTCAGTACTGGCAAGGCGTGGCCGTTGGCTCGCCAGATCAGAATGGCCGCGGCGGATATACCAGGATTGCCATGAACATGGACGGACAAGGCCAGCCAAACTATGTCATTGAAGACTTTGCGCTTGTGGCTGTGAGGTACTGATGGCTCGGTTTGTAACCGTTCAAACTAACTTCTCCACGGGTGAGCTTGATCCGCTTTTGCGGGCCAGGGTGGATTTACAGGCTTACAGCAACGCCCTAGAAGAAGCTACAAATGTGGTGATCCAGCCTCAAGGTGGCGCTCGCCGCAGACCGGGTTCCAAGTTTGTTGTTGATTTACCAAATGCAGGGGCAGACTCGGTGGCAAATGGCGTGCGTCTGGTGCCGTTTGAGTTCTCAACATCCGACAGCTATATGCTGTGTTTTACGCACAACCGGATGTATGTGTTCAAAAGCGGTGCGCAAATACTTGATCTTAATGGCGGCACGTTGGATTACCTGAGCACCAGCTCAGTCGGACTGACCGGAGCCAGACTTAGCCGGATTACCTGGACGCAATCCGCTGACACCTTGATTGTCTGCCATCCTGACATCAATCCAGTAAAACTGGTGCGTGGCGCAACTGACGCTGACTGGACGGCATCGGCTCTAACCTTTGATTCGATTCCAAAGTACGCATTTACCCTGGCAGCCAGCAACCCAGCCGGCACGCTTACACCGTCGGCCGTATCCGGAAAGGTGACGCTGACAGCCTCAACCGGCACGCCATTTAGCGCCGCGTCTGTTGGGCAATACATCAACGCTACTCCGCAGGGCAGAGCTAAAATTGTGGCGTTTACCAGTTCTACCGTGGTGCAGGCTATTACTGAGTTTCCGTTTTTTAATACCAGCGCAATTGCCAACGGCAGCTGGGAACTAGAGACGGGCTACGAGGCAGTATGGTCTGCTGGCAAAGGGTGGCCGCGGTCGGTGACATTCCATGAGGGCAGGCTTTACTTTGGCGGTTCTAAGTCTAGGCCGTCTACCGTATGGGGCTCCAAGGTCGGATTGTTTTTTGACTTTGAGGCGACCGAAGGTCTTGATGACGATGCGGTCGAGGCCACGCTAGACACCAACACATTTAACGCGATTACGGACATGACGTCTGGACGCGACTTGCAGATCTTTACTACGGGCGGTGAGTTCTATTGCCCGCAGGAAGGTCTTGAGCCAATCACGCCGACTAACTTCTTTATGAAGGCGGTGACCCGCAATGGCTCGCAAGAAGGCATCCGAGTTCAGCAGCTTGAGTCCGGCACGCTTTTTATCCAGCGCCAGGGTAAGTCGCTTAATGAGTTTGTCTTTACCGACGCCCAAGCTACTTATATCTCAAGCAAGATTTCGCTACTGGCCGGCCATCTGCTAAAAGGGCCAACACGAATGGCGCTTCGCCGGTCAGTAGCAACCGACGAAAACGACCTACTGCTGATCACCAATAGCACAGACGGCACCATGGCCGTGTTCTCTCTTTTGCGTGCGCAGAATGTAATCGCCCCGTCTGAGTGGTCTACCGATGGCGAATATGTGGATGTCGGTGTAGACATCACTACAATTTATAGTGTGGTCAAACGCACGGTAAACAGTACGACTCAATACTACATTGAGATTTTTGATAATGACGTGCAGACCGACTGTTGCAAAGCCGGCGCCGCCGGCGCATCTGTGTCCATGTCGCATCTGGTGGCCAAGTCGGTAGAGGTGATTCTGGATGGCGCATTGCAACCCAACCAGACTGTACCGGGTGGCGGCACGGTGACATTCCCGCGGTCGGCTGTCAGCAGCTATCAGGTCGGCCTAAACTACAACGTCAAAATGGTAACCATGCCGGTAGAGCTCAAGATCTCCTCTGGCTCAAGACTTGGATTCCGCAAGCGGATTGTGGAAGTAAACGCGCTGGTCAAGGATACGCAGTACATGAAGATCAACAATATCCTGATCCCGTTTAGAGCGTTTGGCGCCAGCGTCTTGGATGACCCAATAGAACCGTTTACTGGCACCAAGACCCTGCACGGGATTCTTGGCTATACCCAAGACGGCAAGATTACCATCGAGCAAGATGAGCCATTAAAGCTGATCCTGCTTGGCATGGAATACAAAGTGTCAGTACACCAGGGGACATAATATGCAAGCAGTAGCAGTAGCAGCGGCACTTGTAAGCGCATACGGTTCCTACCAAGCCGGTGTCTCGCAAAGGGCCCAATATAATCTACAAGCCAAGCAAGCCACGGTTGAGGGCGAGCGCAGGGCGATTCAATACGAACAGCGTTCTAACGACCTCTTGCGCCGACTGCGCACCACAAACGCAGCTCTAGCCGCCCGGGCTTATGCCGGTGGCGTAGATCCGTTTAGCGGGTCTCCTGACATTGTGCGAGCTGCCAATGAGACTAGAGCTGGCCGTGAGTACTCAATCCTGCTGGCAGACGCAGATGCGGCTTTGCGCGGCGGGCAACTGCAATCAACCCTATACGAGCAAGCCGGAAAAACTGCATACCAGCAAGGCATATTTAGTGCCGTGTCAAAACTTGGCATGGCCGCGGCATCGGCAAGCAAAGGCGCGCCTGGCACGCAAGAGCCAGCCCCAGTCAAAGACAGTTCAATTTATAGCGGTTGATAAACATGGCACGCCTACCTACATTCCAAGAAGCAGGAATTATCTCGGCAGATGTGCCGCGCTTAGACTTTGCCAACATTAAAGAGCAGACTAGGGCATCTCAGTCTATTTCTGAAAACCTAGAGCGCATTTCCCAGTTTGCCTTTGGCGAAGTGGAGAAGCGTCGCAAGGAAGAAAACCGCATCCTTGGCATCCAGCTCAGGGCGGACTTGGAAGCCGAGGTTCAGAAAGAACTTAATAAGCTAGACATTCAGGTCGAGACTGGCCAGCTATCAAATTTTGATGACATCCAAAACCGGGTGAAGTCATTGCAGGGCATGGCCCGCGGCCTGGCTCAGATTGACCCAGAGCAGGCTAATGGCCTGATGCGGTCGATCTCTAACGGCGGCAATGTGCTACTTAAAAAGAGCTCAGACATTTTGGTCAAGGCTTACGGATCGCAAGTAGACACTAAGACCAACGAAACTATCAGCACCTTGCGCCGCAACATGGAAACCATGTACTCGGCAGAGACAGACCCAACGCTGATGGCTCAGTACGAAGCCGGTGCGCGCAACATTGCCTTTTCGCTGGCCTCACAAAATCCGTCAACTCTTCCAGCCAGAATGGAAGACTTTGAAAAGGCTCGTATTGCAGCGCGCAATTCCTCAATGACAAATTATTTTGTCACCCCAGACTTTGCCGTCAGACCGTCTGACGCTATCGCAAAATTGCGATCAGGCGATGCCGGCAAATACTCGCCGTTATGGGCGCAGCTAGACGAAGGGCAGAAGGATACGGTAATCCAGTCCATGCTAAAGCGCCAAGCCGACGACTTGCAAGTCATTGACCGCGATAACAAGCTGTCCGTTGAGCGCAGCCGTGCAGAAAATTACTCCGACTACAATTTGTTTTACAAAGGCACCATTGGCGGCGATGAGCTGTTAAAGCGCATGGCTGACCGCGGGTATATTCCTGGCCGGGAAGAATTGCGTCAGATTAGGGAAGGCAACATTCCTGGCGCTCCGGACAATTATTTTGGTGCGCTGGAACTTAAGGCTAGGCGAGGGACCATGGGTCTTGAAGAAGCCGACAACTTATTTACTGCCGGCCGCATTTCGCTCAAGCAGCGCAATGAACTATTTAATCTGATCGACAAAACCGATCGGCCAGACATTGCCAGAGCCAAGGAATTTATCATCAATGCCTTTGTTCCAAATCCAA